TGTGAATGTCAATGTAATTGTAATCAAGACTGTATAGACTGCCAATGTGAGGGATGCGATTGCTAGATTTATTATTAATAGGAATTGGTATTTATGTATTATTTAAAGTCGGCTGCTCTATCAATGGTATTTGCGATAGCCTTAACCCTTACGACTTTCGCAGAAGAAATAACAACAAGTAATTTATTACCTAACGCAGGAGATAATAAATCTTCAGCACAAAGTGTAGATAATAATATACCAAATGTAGCATCTAGTTGTAGTGAATTTACAGTAAGTGGAGCTACTTGTTTTTCTAATGAAATTGAAACAACAGGCACAGGTACAGTTAATGCTAGTGGTTCTTTGGTAGACATTACTACAAACTCCGATACAACTACCCAGGATAAATTAGATAATGGCATTACTTTAAATAGCACAACCATTATTCAAAACTGTGAATGGGATGGATCTTCTAATGAATGTGGAGATCGTGCAGGAGACAGAGATACATTCAAAACTACAGTTAAAATTTTAGACAGCAATGGCAACACTCTTGCTTCAGTAGATCAAATAAGAAATACTGATGCTCATTATTACGCCAATGCTCATAAATATACAGATCAAGTTATTTATACTGGAACAGGATCAAATCAATTTGATTGGACTTGGACAGGTATAGATAACAATGCTTCTCCAGGTAATCTTGGTGGACCCAATCTACTTGGTGCATCTTTAACTATGACGTATGAAAATGTTGTATTAGAAGTAGAAACTCAAACAGCATTAAATGAAGTTAGTAGTGCTGTTAACACAACTGAGATTGAAGAATCTGTAAGTGTTGAAATACAAGAAGAAGCAGTAGCTCTTATTTCAACTGTTCAAACTATTGCTGCAGCACCTTTGACCACAACTACTAAAGTAGTTCAAGTTCAGGCAGCTATTAAAAAGTTTGAAAGTAAAACAGGAGCAACAGTAACTAAAGCACAAGTCACTACTGCACCTGCAGTCACATCTACTAATGTAATACAATCAAGTAAGATTGTAACACAAAAGAAAGCGACTACTATTGCAAAACAAATTATACAATCAACTACTAAGAAGGAGACGATTAATGAAAAAGAAAAAGAACAAGAAGAAAAAAAACCAGAAGTTAAAACAGAAGAAAAGCAAGAAGAGAAAAAACAAGAAGAACAAAAGAAAGTAGTTAGTGCACAAGAAGAAACCTCTGAAGAAGAGGAATCCTCAAGCACAACTACTACAACAGAAACTGTTTCAACAGAAAGTAATTCCGAACAAAAAAAAGTACAATCGGAAAAAGTTAAAGCCTCCATTACAAAGTTAATGGATAAGGTTGATGAGCAAGTTAAAGACATTGCTAAAAATCTTGAGGTTAAAAACTTAATTAAACTAGATGCTATGGTTAATGACCAGGCATCTTTAGATTTATATAATGTACCTTTTTATTTACCCAAAGATATATACTTGGATCAATTACCCCTATCAGATAATAGACTTATCTATAGGGGTATTACTCTTTCTAACTATATCGTAAACGATAAGGTATTTATTAAAGAGCAAAAGCTCAATGAGCTTAACTTAAAAAAACAAAGACTATTAATGGAAATAAGGGAGTTAAAAAATGGCTAGTAAATTTAATTTAAAAGATCAACTTGCAGGGATTGCTGCATTGATAGCTGCGATTGTAGCTATTGGTGGAGGCTTTGTTAAGTATGGTGAGATTACTACTAAGTTAGATGCTTTGTCTGAACAGACTGCACCTGATCTTACACCTTTAGCTGCAGAAATCGGCAATGCTAAAAATGGTGTATCAAGTAATCAAACTAATATTGCAGTTCTAGAAAAAGAAATTGAATTGTTAAAGATACAGATGGAAGAATTAAAGGTTAGTACTACTAATCCTTTATCTAACTAAACAATTATTTTAGGTTTAGGTGCTGGTTTATCTATTGTTTTAGGTTCACCAAATACATTAAAACTAAAAGATCTACGTTCTCCTTTTGTTCTAAAAGGATAAACCATATGATACATCCACCAAGGAAAGATATAATAATCTCCAACCTTTGGGCGGATTCTTACTGTGTTAGTTGAAAACAATTGGACTTGTCCGTATTGCATTTCAATACCACCAGCAGTTGGATAATGATCTAAATCTTCTTTATCCCATTCATCTTGCATACCTTCAGGTAAGGATAAATATCCTACGCAAGACATATGACAATTCGTATGGTAATGTAATGGATTAAAATCACCTGCAAATGTCCTTACATACCAACCCGATTTAAATACTATTTTTTGAAGTTCTTTAGAATTATCTGGATGTGCTTGAATATAAGCAGTCATAAGTTTTTGAAAATAGGGAGCCCATTTCTCAAAGGCTTCAGGACTAATGATGAGTTCTTGTTTAACATTGCCCACAAGATCATCAGAGAAATCATGTAATTTACTTTTCTCTTTATCAGCTACAATGTTATCACAATCTTTATTGAAATCATCAATCAATTCTTTAGGTAATTTACAATGACCTATTGATGGACCAAAAGGTCTATAGATTTTAAGTTCTTTATTTTCTTGATTTAGTTTTGTGTAGTGCGGCACGTTTCCACTTTCTGAATCCTTCTACCCAGGATTCTTTAGGTTGATTAGAATAATCTCTTTCTATAATCATTTCAATGAAGTGAATAGCTTTAAGTAAATCTTGTTTACCATCCTTTTTAGAATGTCTACAAATATACTTAATCGCTGAACCTTCAGGAAATAACATTTTATTTTCTATAACAAACTGACTAGGTTGAATACTCATTCCTTGATAGTGAGATCCACCTATTTGTTTATTATAACTAGAATTTGAGTTTAAAGTTTTTTTGTTCATATTTCATTTGTGCAGGAGTTCTTTTATTATTAAGAAGTTTAAGCTGCTGTTCGGTCATAATATACTCTTCATTCTTTAAAGCAAGTTCTACTTTAGCATACGCATAATCTGGATCTATACTTGCCATTCTAAATACTATTTTAAAATCTTTGGACTTATTGGAAAGCCAAGCAATTGCTTTATGTTTACACTCAACATATCCTTTCCTAATACCCTTATAAGTCGCATCTGTAATCGCTTGAGCAATTACCGCTGTCCACAATCTATGTTCAGGAGTCTTCTCTAAATCTGTCGACTGTTCTGTGGGTAGTGTCTTTAACCTCAACATCTTTTACAACCTCAAAAGTTACTCTTGATTTTCTCATACCATCATCTCTAAACTTAAACTCATTTAAATTTAGTTTCTTAAAATTAGATAAGGCATGATCATCATCTTCAGCAGACAAATATATTTCTGTTGTTTGCGGCAACCATATCCATACCTTAAATTTATATATCATAAAATGTATATTTTAATGTTAATTCTTCTCCTTTTTGAATATCCTTAATTGTAACTAAGTTCCATTTTTTATAATCGAATTTAGTTTTAGGATCATCATGATTAGTCATTAACAATTCTACCTTTACACAATTAGAATCATTTGCATGATTAATAAATCCACCTAATGGTGTTCTGAAAATATTATCTCCCATTTTTATATGAGTCATACCTAGATTAGTAGCTTGAGGTATTGCTTCTTTGGCAAATAAACCTAACCCATTAACCTTAGAAGTTTTAATAGTTAATGATTCTGGTAAAGGTTTATACATTAAATATTACCTTTTCTTCTACTCGCTTCTAAAGTTCTAAAAAGATCTATAACAAGAATCTCTTTATCTCTTTTATTCTCAAGAGTAGATGCTTTAACTTCAGCAGCAAACTGTTCATCAATTGCTTTCTCATATATATCTGATGCATAGAAACCTTGCTCTTTAGCAGAGATAGATTTCAAATTCTTATCAGAAGTAATGAATAGAGCTTTCTTTCTTTTAAGCAATCTATCTAGATACTTTACATTAGCACTAGCTGAGGCACTCTCTTCATCTGTTTCGCTTAGAAACTTTAGAGCTTGCTCTAGTCGATTTTCTGTTATCATATTTTATTTCTCCTTTTTCAACATAGTGAGCATATGCTTCACGTACTTTTTCATCTTTGTTCCAAGTGTCGAAGTGACAGAACTCCAAATACAATTTGAACATTTTATAATCCATTTCATGGAACCAAAGTATCTTTCATATTTTTACAATAATATCCAAGAACTTGTGATCCTTTAAAGTGAATACCATTATCATCAAGTGTTGTCACTTGAACTATTGCATTACTACAAGTTAATTTTTTAGCAGCTAAAGCTACTGGAACTTTTGCTACTTCACCACTTGATAGGTGCAATATTAACATTAACATTTCCATCATATATTCCTTTCATTAAATGACAAAGTGGGCTCATTATATTTGTACATTTGTTCTATGTTGAACCCACTCGCCACGCTATACCATCAAGGGAGATAATGATTCGCTGGTACAGCAATTCGGTTTAAAACTGATCGTTAAATTCGTCAGCATTTTCTTTAGCAGATAAAATCTTTCTGACAAATCCATCTACTTGA